ATGTCTTGTAATCTTATAATAAAAAATAAGATATTTGATAATATATATGTAAATTTTTTAGAAAACTAAAGAAAACTACTAAAATAGTTTGTTTTTTCTTATAGTTTCTTCTTTTTGTAACCTTTTTCTTTTGGAGGGTTTAGTAAAATTCTTCCTTTCTCTAAGTTCTTCTATTTGTTTTATGGACTGAATTCTCTTTTTGTAATCTTTTATTGCCCACTCTATATTTCCACCCTTAACACTTACTACTAACATAACCTATTAATATGGTTTTTGATATTCCAATTGTTTTTTTAATTCTCTTTCGTAGTCTTTTTCTACTTTGTTTAAATCATCCTTTGCATCTTTGATATCTTCTTGATGTTTTTTTAATTGATAGAGATATTCATTTTTTCTATCTTCATCCTGTTCATCAAAGTATGATTTACTCATCATTTTTTGACGAGTTGTTAATCCTTCATATTTTCTTATTGCATCTATATATTCGGATGACACTTTTCTAAATCCAGCTCTTATCTTAACTGCTTCTTCTTTTAATGGTATAAGATTTATTAATTTCATATTATTGTAAATTAACCAATTTATATTTTGTTGAGTATAATAAAGTTACAATATTATCTATGTCGTTTTGTAACCAACTCATTTGTAATTTTTCGTCTTTTCTCAATTTTGCAACTGCTGCAATCAATTTATCAAAATATACAATTACATTTTTCAAATCATTGTTTGTATCTAAACCACTAACTGATTGTAATTTAATTAAACCATATTGTCCTTGATATGCTTCTACCAAACCATCAACTAAACCACCAATAGATTCGTAGTATGTTCCCAATGCCAGGTGAGCTGATAATGAACCCATACCTTTAACTCCAAAATGAAATGCGTGGGCCTGTGTTCTACTATGTAATAATAATGATGCTAATTGTTCCAATTTATTTTGTTTTATTTTCCTTGATTCCCAATCTTTGTTTCATTACTTCTTCCGACAAATCTGCTATTTCAAAATATCTTTGTAATACATGACCCATATCTTCATAAAGTGCTTCCAATCTTTGTTGTTGAGATTGAGCTTCTACTGCTTCTTTTTCAAATGAAGTTTGCAATTTCTTTAACTCATTCATATTTCTTTTAATGGTAACTCTATCAAACCAGTCACCACCTTCTCTCAAAGTATATTCTTGTGCTGCATCTGCAATTCCACCCAATGTTTCTGCTACTTGCATAATATCGGATTTTCTGCTCATACCTTCTCTATGTTGGTTATAAGTTGAAATAATTTCCAAAAAGTGTTTTTTTAACTCAGTTGGTAATTGTTGAAACTCTTCGGTTTCTTTTAATAAATCTCTTAACTTTAACATATACTATCTCTTTACGATTTTATTCTTTTTTAATTTTTGAACTGCCATTGACAATTCTTGTGGTGTCATACCTAATGCATCTATTAATTTTGCAACGACCAATTGTTCTTTTTTTCTAGATAAGTTATATGATTTAATAACACTCAACGCTCTATCTAAAAATCTTTCAACTTTAGATGGAATTGTCGTATCCATATCCTCTAAATCTTCTTTTACTACTTTATTGGTAGGTATTAAATTTATTAACTTTGCCATTTTATTAATTTAGTTCTATTATAATTTCTCTCATTAAATCTTGTGACTTACACCACTTACCACATTCTTCAGCTACTTTTGCCCATTGTTTACTTTCGTTCATAGGAGCCATAAATGCACCATGTGTTGATGGGTTTGATACAAAGTCCCAACCAACCAATTCAAAATCTTCCTGAACCATTACAGTACCATCTCTAAGTTCTTTTACCGAACCCAATCCTCTACTACTAATACCTAAACGAATATTATTTTTCAATAATTCTTTTAAGATATTACCAGATGGTGTCGAAAGTATTTCTACTACACCACACACATCATCACCTTCCCAATAGATTTCTCTAATATTATGTGATACATTCTTTAAGTTAATAACCGGAGAATCTGGATGGTCTAATTCACCCAATGCTCTTCTTTCTTTGATAAGTTGTTCGTATTTCTTACACTCTCTTTCTAATATTTCTTTAGGATATCTTCTATGATTTTGATTTGGAGCACCTGCTCTTTGTAGGATTCCCTTAACTAAATAAGTTCCGTTTTCTTCTTGTTGAAGTTTTGCTTCAAACAAATGAGTTTCTATTAATAATCCTTTATTCATTATTTTAAATCCTTTTTTATTTTTTCTACTGCTTTATCGGTAATTGATTTATCTGACCAAGATTTTAAAAATATCATTCTTAATTGATATTCTATTTCTTTTTGTTCTAATTTTCCATTTGTACTATCGACCATTTTAATAATTTGGGTTTGTACATATGGTAAATCAACTATTTTATCAGCAGTTGCTCCGTCAATTCCTCTTTTTGCGTCAATCATATCGGTTACATCACTTATAAAATTTTTATTATTTGTTAATGTATCCAATATATCTTTTACCGGTTTTTTATAATCTGGTTTAGCAGTAAAGTATTTTATACCTTTACTAGCTAACTCAAACATAAAATAAAGAACAATTTTACCAACGATAAATGAACCCAAAATGGTCATTATATCAATGGCCAAATTTTCATTTACTTTTTTTTTTTAACCACTTCGTTTTTAGCTCTTAATGCTGCTAAATCCGAACCTTCAATCTCACCATCACCATCGGTATCAATTTTCTTTTGACCGGCAGTTAATTCAGCTTCGTTATATCCTCTCAATTTACCTTCTGATTTTGCTTTGGATGCTTTATCTACCGCATTAAAAAAAGTTTTCTTTTCGTCATCAGACATATCTGTCAATGATTTACCAGTCTTATCCAACATATGTTTAAACAATTGTTGGTAGTCACTTTCTTCTTTTACTACTTGTCTAATAAGTTCTTTTAATTCCGTATGTTTCATTATTCCGATATTTGTCTGATTTTTTGGTCTAATTTTATCAATCTCTCTTTTATACTATAAATATGACCATTTGTTCTTTTCCAGTAAGATTTGTTATCAACACCACTTTCATTTTTGATTTTACCATACCAATTAAGAAATCTTTCCATTTCTTTTAATTGTTTATTGATGTTAGATATACCTCTACCTATCTTTGCTTGTGCAGTTGATTCTTCATTTTTTAAATCCAACCAACGATTCTCACTCACTACACTATATCCAGTTAAATCCGCTTGCTTCTTGCCTTTTTTCTTTTCGTTTTCAGGCTTACCAAATGCACCCGGTGAATCGTATCCTTGTACATTTCCAGTTACATTCATCTCACCCATCATCTTTTCTCTTACAAGTTGACGAATCTTTTCTTTAAGTTGTTTGATTTGTTCATCCTTTTTATCAGGCAATCCTTTATGAGAAGTGGATGCAAAATCTTTAGCATCTTTATCAGACATTGAGTCTGCTACTTTTTCAACTTCCGAAGATGGATTTTCCATATCACCCTTTTGTGTGGCATGAACCATTCCCATAAATCTTTGTTGTGCTTTTGATACTGCTGGCATTTTGATAATATTAAGCTAATAAATATACTGAACCAGATGTTACTTGAACACTATACATTGTTGTTGCAACACCAGCTGAACCAGATGATTGTTGTTGAGCAGATGCACTATATATTAGTAAATTTGCAGGATAAATTGGTATTGGTGTATTTTTTGGTAAATATGCCAAACTCATGGTAGTATGTGATGTACCTGTGAATCCTTCTAAATATAATGTACCCGTGCATATTGTTGTATTTACCATTATACCCCAAGCTCTATCCAAAGAACCAGATTGTCCTGTTGTGATTTCTTTTGCGTTAAAAATTCTATAATTCGTACTCATAATTTTATTTTTTAATCGATTGTTTTAATTCACCTAATAGTTCATATGTCATCATCATTGCCGATAAATGTTGTTCTTTAATCTTTTTTACAGATTTAATTTTTCTAACATTTGAAATTGTTTCTGCTAATTTAATTTTAGTAACTTTATCAGAAATTTTAGAACCCACTTCTTTTAATGAATCTACCAATTTAGTTACTTCTTCATTAACATATTGATTCAATTTACCTGTGTTATTGATGTTATTGATATATTCTCTCAATAATCCTTTCTGGTCTTCGGTTAGATTTTTGTATTTACTATTAAAAGATTCTACTAATAGTTTGTATGATACTGCTCTTAAATCATCATCTTGTTTTCTATATTCTTCTAAAACTGCATCTTTTACTTTTGCATCTTTATTTTGAATAGATGAATAAATAATGTTTTCTGCAATAGTAAATCTAGATGAAACTATATCCGTTGGGTCAAATGATTCGTCAGATGTAACGGTTTCAAATATCTTGTAAATAGATGCAAGAGTTTTGTAGTTTGATATTGGAGATTTAATAAACTCATCCAAATTGTAAGTTTCCTTGATTTCTTTAATAAGAATATACTTTTCTTTTGTAAGTTTTTTCTCGTCGATTTTTTTACGAGCTTCTAATATAGTGTTGATAAATTGATTTGCTTTTGATTCTGAATTATATTTTTCATTTATCAAATATTGATATAACTTCAATTCTTTAGATAATTCTTTTTTAGAATTAAAATGTTCTTTTAAAATCTTTTCTGCAATTGATTTATTAGCAGACATGATTTCAGACGTAATTTGTCTTACTAATAATTCAAATATAAATCCAGTATTTTTGAACTTCGAATGTTTTATTTTTTTCATCAATTTGTCTAATTTGTCAGATATAAATATGTTTTTATATTACTTTATTACTCTTTTGTTAAATCTTCCGTTAAAATAGTTTTTTTATTACCATCCATATCTTTAAATATCTCTTGATAATTGTTTCTTGGTTTATATTTTACCGACCCTTCTTTTGCTTTAAGTGTCTTTATACCCAATGGGTCTCTGCCTTCTGGATGGTCGTCTTTACCATATCTAACAGGGTCTTTTGGTCTACCTACATTACCATCTTCTTCTAATTCTGACTTTAATTTAGTTAATTCTTCTTCAATATTAGTTTGTCCTTCGGTTCCAGTTTCTTTAGCCGGGTCAACTCCCTGTGTTTCAATTGATGTTAATCTAAATGCCTGTTTAGTATCTTCTAATACTGAAAGTGTTAATTCATCTTGTTCATCTTTGGCCATTTTCATTACCGTCTCATACATCCACTCTTTTGAGAACATTTTAGTTTGTTGCATCTGCTGAATCAATGCTACTTTTGAAGTATATAATTCAACTTGCTCTTGCTCATAGATTTTAGATGGAATAGTTAATTCTAATGTAAAATTAGTTAAATTATCATCATCTATACCTTGTGCATATAAGTGAACGATTGCAATTTTAGTTAATTCTGAAATTAAAACTCTTTGAACTCTTTCAATTGTTTTTGCAAATCTAACATCCATTGATGCAAGAGTTGCTTTACCATTGGTTTCTTCTTCATATCCTAAGAATGCTTTTGGAATCTTTAAAGCTGACATCAACTTACCTTTTAAATAGTTAATATCATCAATCATATTATATTCCAATCCTTTTAGTGTATCGATGGATGTTCCATTATCATTACCTCTTACAGGCATATAATAATCTTCAATTAAGTTTTGAACATTATATTTTAAGTTATACTCACCAGTTCTTTCGTCAACAAATGGAACTTTTTTAGATGAGTTAATAATTTTTTGCATGTAGTTATCCACTTCGTTTGGTGGAATATTACCTACATCAATTTTAAAGATTCTTTTTTCAGGAGCTCTCATTACTCTATGAATCAACATAGCATCTTCCATTAACATTAATTGTTTCCAAACTCGTCTTGCACCTTCTACCATTGATTTACCATATGGTAAAAAGTTTGAATCCGAATTTAAACGGAAGTGGGCCATTTCATAATTTTCAAATTCTTTTTTTGCACTTTGGCCATATCCTCCTAATGGGTTTTGATATGGTGCATATACAAACTTAACTCTTTGTGGGTTTTGTAAATCAAACCCTTCTACTCTACTCACTTCATAAGTAGATAGTGGCATCACATTAACAATACCAATATTTTCTGCCATTTCTAATTGTAAAAAGAAATCACCATATTTTACCAAATTTCTTGTCCATGGCCATAAGTTAAATTCAACATTAAGAATATCATAAAATAAATTTTCTAATATTTGTTTAACATTATCATCGTCGTGATGTATCTTTAATACATTTCCTTGTTCGTTTCTGGCAGTACATTCATCTGCATATACATCCAATGCTGATGATAGTATTGGGTCGGTGTCCATTGAATCGTAATCTCTAAACAAATCAATTCTAACTTGTTGATAGGCCATTGACGATTCTACTTGTCCTGTTCCATAATTTGTTACCTTCATTTTCATAAAGCGGTCAACTAAATTTGTGGTCATATTTTGCCACTCATCTGTATCGACTACTTTTATACCATCGGAAGTTTTTCTAACTATGGTATTTGTTGAAAATAATTTTTGTAACCTACTAAATATTGATTTATCTGCCATTTTTATATAATTCTATTTTTCTAAATATACGGAAAATATTTGAGTTTACCAAATATTACCATTTCCTACAACTCCAATAGTTTGCTTTATGTCTTGGTCCTGGACTATCACAATTCATTCTTGCTCTAAAAGATTTTCTTGCTTTTGGATTTGATTTTCTTATTTTCATTCCTTTTTGTCCGAAGTTTACTTTGACAACATTACCTGCAGGATTCTTTACATATACTTTGAATTTCTTAACATCACCTTGCATCGGTTTACCCAATTGTACATCTCTACCTTGATATTCTGCTTCATGCATACAAGGACAAGTTGCTTCGTTTAAGTCTTTTGCGTAACTTCTCATAAATGAAATGAAATCTTCCATATCCTCATCTTCTACATCATATTCTTCAGGTTCAACTAATCCATAATTGACATCATCATCACTATTGATATCTTCACTTATTGGAACACAATTTGGAACCATTTTACCATTTTTCATTTTACCACCAACTTGTTTATATCCTTCCCAACAAGCTTCGTTTACTATACCTTCACCAAACATACCTACAAAATCACCTTGATATTTATTACCAGGTCTACCTGACATTGCAGTTGCGAAATCTTTTCTAACTTTTTCTTTTCCTTTAGCTATAAAGTTAAAAAGGTTTTTAGCATTCAAATTAAAATCATCTATAAATTTTTGTACTATACTATCACGTGTACCTGTCAATTTAGCAATTTCTTTTGCTTCTCTACCCGTTACTTCGTTTACTACATTTTCACTACAAGTTTTCCACCCACCACCTTTAGATTTATAGTTTTTTGCCGCCCAACCATTTGCGTAAGCTGATGGATATACATCAAACTTAGATTTTGCTGCTGCTTTAGATGCTGCCCATTTACCTGCATCGGTTGGACAATTTTTTTCTAAAAATAAATTTATTCTTTCTTCTATGTTCATAGTTTCATTTTTTGGTTTTGTTGAAACATATATTGGTGTTTTACCTTGTCCACTACTATTCTTGCCTCCTCTTCCTGCATCATTTTGTGCAGCTCTTTTTCTTTGAGTTGCACTTTGTTTTTCTTTTTTACTCATTCCAGCCGCTTTTGCAGCAGGAACACATTTTGCATAACCTTTCTTTTCTCCCGAAGTTCCACATGGTGGGTGTTTACCATCAACTTTTTTGCCGATGTTTACCCACTTTTCTTTAAACCATTTATCTAAATCTTCGTTCATCTATAAGAGTTTCAACATATAAATATAAAAAAATTACTTTAGTAACCAAGTTAGGTTTTCAATTTCACCTTTACCCAAATCCATTTCATATGGATTTTTTGATAAATGGCCTGTTGATATAATTCCTTCGTATTTATTTATCTGTGATGAGTTTAACATTTGTTTTGTCAAATCTATACCTTCTTGTTTCAATCGCAACGCAGTATTACGAACCCAAAGTCCAATACCCAATGCCATAATAAGGTCATCATTATATCCTTTCATTGCTTCTGCTCTACCATTCTGCCAAATGAACGTAAACATTTCATCTATCAATCTACTTGAACGAATTAGAATATCTTTTTCATTCATATATGTGTCTAATGCTGAAATAATAAGTGGACGAGTTTTACTGGTCGTTGAAAATCCTGCAACCATTTGTCTTTCGTCTCTATAATATTTGTTTGACATTTGTCTTTCGGTATCAATATATTTCAAATCATTACTCATATAGAATAGATTTTGATATCCTCTATTGATAATTTGTTGAATACATGCCCAACCTACATTTGAGTTCTCTACTACTAAAAGTGCGTTATTATATTCGGTTGCCAATGCAGTTAAGAAGTTTCCAAAATCTTTTGTGTCAATTTTACCTCTATATTCTGCAACTTGTGATGAATCTTCGATGTCTATAACTTGTGCAGTAGAATAATCAGCTCCGTCACCACGTGCAACGTCCGCACACACCATATACGCTCTATTATAATTTGGATGTTCCCATACCCAAAGATTGTTATCAAATCCTCGTTTTTGTGCAGGTTCCATTATATATGTATCTTTATACCATGTCAATAATGCCGGCTCAAATACCGTATCACCTGAACCAACGAAGTCACAATCACATTCTTGTGCTGCACCTTTAACTCCTAAGATTTTAGTTTGTTCATCTCTCCATGCCTGATTCCTTTCTGGATGAACTGTCCAATGTAGATTGATATTATTAAATCCATTTTGGCCACTTTCTCCATCTACCCACATTTTATGAAACCAATTACCAATACCATTTGGAGTTGATAATACGATTGCAGCACCACCCGTTGATAGAGTAGATTGTGCTGATAACCAAATCTCATCAATATCTCTAATGAATGCCGCCTCATCCACAACTAATAGGGATAAGGCTTCGGAACGACCTGCGTCCGGAGAACTTGCGATTGCTTTTACTTGTGAACCATTTTTTAATTTAAGAGAAAGTTTGTTATCTTCTACCGATGAACTACCTCCATCTCTCAACCAAACAGGAAGTAAGTCGTGCATAACTCTTACCTTCTCTACCAGATTCTTCGCTACAGTCACTTTCGTTGCGATTACCAACGCATTAAAGTCTTGGTTGAATAACATCTTCCATAAAATATATCCTGCAGATAAAGTCGATAGACCTAACTGACGAGATTTAAGAATAATGTTAAAACGATTATCTTTAAAGTCTGTTAAACAATTTTCCTGGAATGGATAAAGGTGAAAGGGTATTTTTCCTCTCACCGGATGCTGAATGACACAATACTTCTTCATAAAGTAAATTGGGTCTAACGCACACTTGCGATATTCTTCAGCAATTATCTCTTTTAAGGTTTTCTTAGGTTGCCCTTGAACTCCCATTATTTTTTGAATTTAATCTTCCAATAAACACCAGCTCCAATATATGGTGATAATGTTCCATTAGTTCCATCGGTTACTCTATTAGCAACACCAATACCTAAATTATAGATTTTGTCTTTTTTAGTTTTTATAAGTAACCCTGCACCAATATTAGAAACTACATCCGCTTTGTTAAATCCACCAGTTAAACCATAATATACTTGTGTTTTTGGTAATTCCTTAACAATCATAGTTTCTTTAATGGTTCTTTGTTTAACACTTGCATTGAAAGTTCTACCCAATATTTTATTTTGAGTAATTGTATCAATCATTGCAATTGTTCCTAAACTATCTGGTAATTGTAATGTATCTTTGTAAATGTTCTTTGCAAAATAATCTTTTAATAAAGCTTGTGTATCTACAATTGTAGGTATAACAACTTCTTTAATTGTTTCGTGATAAATATCTTCACCTTTCTTAGTTACTACTTTTGTTTTAACTACTTCAAATGTATCAATTTCGTGTTTGATAAGTTCGTATTTTTTACCATCAACTTTTACAATTTCACCTGTTTTTGTTTTGTTTCCACCACATTGTTGGAAAACTACTACTACAATTAATAATGCTATTGCAATGTTTTTTAAATTTAAGAATTTTTTCATAATTTTTATTTTTTAACTAATTCTGGATGATTTAACTCAACTAATTTTTCTTCTAATAATCTTTTTCTTTCTATTAATAATTCAATGGCTTCATAAGCACCATCGATGTCTTTTTTCAAATCTTCTTTTACCTTTTCAATGTCTACTTCCCATGTCCACTTTTCAATTCTACCATCTTCCGTTACGATTTCCATTTGTTCTTTTACACCACGTAAAGCTTCTTCCATTTTATCTTTATAGTCTCTAACGTAACCAAGTTTATTATTTGTTATTTTATAATCTTCATAAAAAGGAAACGTACCATCTATTCTTAATCCACCTTCAAATTTTGCCAAACAAGTTGCACACATTCCAGTTTTACTGATTAGTTTTTTATCAGCGTAACTATATTGAATCGTTTTACAATCTTTCTTAGAACAATGACTTAATTTATGTAAAAAGTCTCTAACATCATCCATTTCGGTAACGATTGTTTTGAATCCTTTTTCTTGTCTCCATTCTTTACCATCTGCATCTATCCAAGTTTCACCAACTTCTCTTTTTTGTTCAGCTTCTTTTTCATAACCAAACTGAGTTTGATTATTGTCCGTTCTTCCAAATACCGTATCTATAATTAGTTTACGGGTTTTGTGCATTCCTTTTGATTTTTCATCAAAACTTTTTCTTTTTGCCATATT